GAGTTGTCATGAACCCCAAAGAAATAAAAAGATTGGCAAGACCCCATAAAAAATCCAATGATGAAAAAAGTATTTTGTATGATTCATATTTTGATTATCCATCAAAACAGCTTGAGGTATTTGAAAAACTTTGGAAAGAAAACAAAAGAATTAAGTTCCCAACATTTAGTACATATGTAATGTGCTTGGGCTTAACGATTCTGTATATGGCTCAAACAAGATCAGCCACTACTGCCGATCTAACAAATGCATTTAAAAAATCAATAAATGGCACGACCATTCCGCCTGATCGATACATTCTTGCAAACATTATGCTCAGAAATCTAGCCAACCTCTATGCCACAGAGCATCATATACATGACGACATTGAAAAACATCGTGGCTCATTTTCCATTGAGCAGACTCGAAACATTTTGAGGAAACAATGCAAACTTGGTGTTCTTGTAAAGCAAAAAGGAATCTACAATAAGATAACTGGCGCATTGGATAAACGAGCATCTCATTATGTTTTTTCTAACGATCACATCAGAGATTGGTTGCTCTGGAATATGAAATCGTTTGGGATGGATCGTGAAGATTTGACTAATTATTCACATGGAAAATGGTCAACATTAGAAAGTGATTGGCTTTTCAATTACATTGGATGGCAAGGCACAGACCCTGATGAATACGATGAAAGAATGAGGGGGTTTATCGATGATGCATACAGCTTGTTCTAAAATTACTGGTAATCCATTAACACTTAAATGGTAATCCATTAACACTTAAATGGTAATCGATTACCAACGATTTAACTTGACCAAGAGAACAACCAAAATATAGGATTTAGAACATGAAAAAAACAACACCCAAAAATGACCAGGAACTGAATTTGTATCTCACTCAAAACAAACTCGATGGAGACTTTGAATGGAATGAACAAGTCCATTACATCCGAGGATTCAAAATCGATGGCAGAAGGCTCGATGTCAAAATCAAAGACATCACCGATTTAATCTTCAATGGCAATTTGCTCAAAATGTTGGGTCAGCAATTGCTCGATATCTCGGAAGGTCGGATGCATTCCAGTTCAAAAGTCTCAGCTGCGCAGACAGCTGTTTGGTCAGCCAACAGAGAAGCACAGTGGCGATTCAATAAAAAAGAAGCGAAATTGGCTGCTTACAAAAAAGAACTCAAAAACAAATTCAAAACCTAAATGACTGCATTATCCCTAAATTGCTGGATAAGAATGAGCCTTCCTGGTTCACAATCATTTATTTCATTGAATAACCTCAAATCAACCAAAAACAGTGATTATTTCACTACAGCAACCGCCTTATTTTCGGCTATCCGATTGCGTATAATATATAAATTGTTAAGTTTTACAGGGGCTTCAGCCCTTATAGCTGCATTAGGTTATACAACTCGAAAGGGTCTAAGTTGTTGTATTGATTTAATCCTTAATAAAAAGGAGATAAATCATGCAAAGATCAAAAATCAATGCTGTCAAATACCTTACATTATTCGTTAAGAAATACCAAGATCCTGATTCTCAGGAATGGAAATCTTTTGGTGATGAAATGCATCTTGTTAGAGCAGATGTAGCTGTCGCTAAAAGAATCTTAGAAGGCGAACACTATAATTGCACCCTGGTTAGATATTTGGACAGAGATGATCCCATCGATCCCTGGAGAGCAGTCATAGCAACGACACCAGTTGAAGAAATCAGGTTATAGTTATGACTGGTTATATTCACAAAAATGTCCACTTTGATGGCAGCACGAATAAGGTCGAAAAGGCTGTTTCAAATGTAGTTGAAGCAGCCGAAGGTAAGTTGACACCTTGGGATTGGTTGTCTGGATCTCTAATGAAGGATCTGTTTAATCTGAACATATGGGATCCAGATGCCAGGAATAATCTTTTAAAGCAGATTATGAATGCCAAGAATGGCATCTTTCCAGAGCCACTTAATGTCACTCCTCAGATGCTATATGGAACTGAAGCAGAAGTGGCTGGAATGAGAACTTGTTTGACACTGGCTGGATTGCCAACTGGCGAACAGGTCTTTCAATGGCAGTTTGGAACAGCTTTTTTCCATAAAGATATCAAATTGGCTTGTAGTCTCGATGGCATTTATAACCTGGGTGATCTAAATCTCTCATTGCGAACCGATCCAGATAACAATGTTCACACTCCAAATGATGAAACAATATATTTGACTGGAAAAGGTGTCATTGAACATAAAACGACTGGCATGAACTTTGATGACAAATCAGTTTGTCCTGACTTTTATGAAATCCAGGCAAGATGCAATCTTGAAGTGATGGCTTCAAATGACCCTGATTTTACCTGGTACGCTGTTTCAATAATTTATGGCAATCAGCCACATATTTACTTTTTTGAAAGAGATCCAAATTTCTCATCTGTCCTGGCTGAAAAAGTAAATGATTTTTATAGGCGACTCGAAGAAGAAGATTATTATCCCCCTGAGACTTCGAAAGGCTGCGATATTTTAAATCCTTTGGTGAATGAAGATAGAACTGTCAATTTATCATCGGAAGCCTTAGAAGCTGCACAGTCAATCCAGGCTTTGAAAAATGCCATGAAAGACATGAAAAAAGCCATCGATCTCAATGAGATGATAATCAAATCTGAGTTGGGAGATGCAAAAGAAGGTGTCGCATTTTATGAAGATGATGAAGGCAATGAGATCCTAGTAAAAACTTCCAGGCAAGTTCGAAACTATAAAGCAACATCAGAAAAATACATTCCAGCTAAACCAGCCAGAACTGTTTTATCACCCACTGTTTATATAAAGGAAGTTATCAATGACTAAAAAGATTAGATCAGAGCAATACAAAAAATATCAAGAAAGAAGAAAGATACTGACAAGCATGAATGGGCTGTCAGGCTCAGAATTTCGAACCAGGAACAATTGTTTGGACACATATGATGCAATACTCAAATATTATGTCAGAAACGATAAATGCCCCACAATTAGAGAGTTAAAAGACGAATTGGATCTAAAAAGTGAGAGTCCAGTACATGATCGAGTCAGGCATCTGGTCTCTCACCATTTGATCTACAAAGATCGAAATGGGCAAATCTGCTTAGAAGAACCCAATTTCAATTATTGATTAGTGCTTTGCTTTGCCAACATTCAGAGCAATCATTTCAATTGCACGATAAATCGTGTGTAGAATTGCATTGTCTTTTGGTGTAGGCGTTGCAGCACAGATGATGGATGCGATAGATATCGCCATCGTAATATATTCAATTACCTGTTCCATATTTAGCCCCTATATTGTTATTTTTTTCGATTCATAAAGCCGACAGCAGACCTCACTCCAAAAGAAGCAGCCACGATCACACTTAATAAATATTGATACCAGTCAGGTATTTCATTTAATACTGCAAAACCTTCTTTCACATATGGCACTGCTGCTGGAATAAAACACATGATGAGTGGTATTGAAAAAAGGAGAGTCAGCCATTCATCTTTCCAGCTGTTTCCAGCATTTTGTTGAGCCACAGTGTCCCAATCGGCAGCTGCCTTCGCCTTTGCTTCGGATCTGGCGATGCGACCATTGAGATAAGTTCTGCCGAGTTTGCCGACTAGATTTAAAAACTGAATCATCGAAGAATGAAAGCCACTAAGATTGCCAATAAACTTGAAACAATAGTTCCCAGGGCAATTCTTATTTGAGTGTTTAGGGTGGTGAGTGCTGCTTCAATGGATTCGAGCCTTCTGTAATTCTCTCGCCATCTTTCATTACAAGCAGCTTCGTGAGAAGAAAGCCTTTTATCAACTTCCTGAAGTCTCTGTGTTGTCGTGATTTTGCTTGTCATTTGAAATTCCAAGTTCCTTAACTAATTCATTTAGTAAATATTGATATGTGCTTGTCAGCTGGGAATATATTTGCTGTTCTTTATTGAATCTTTTTTCAGCTTCTTCAACTTTTGGCGAAATATCGCTTATCTCGCCATGAAGATGTTTTGCCCTATCACTGAAATCGTCATACTCATATTCAACATCATTAAAAATTATTTTTTTCTTCTCCATTTTTCTCCTAAATTAAAATGCTTATTGTTTGCAATATAAAACCGATCAAGACAACCCAAAACCCTTTGACATAATCAAAATTCTCTCCTTCTTTGTCTTGCATTTTTAAACAGCAAATGTCTCCGTTGTTGGAGTAATTTGGCTGTCAATGTTTTCTTTCAATCCAGCCTTTAATGCTGCCACCTCTGAATCACCAATTGCTGCTTTAGCCCAATTATTGACAATTGTTTTTGTGAGATCGTCTTTAGCAACATATGTGGATGGGTCTAAATTGGATAGATCAAGATTGATTGTGCCATAAACAGATGCAGTATATTTATTGCCTTCACTATCTGTCTGCGATGATGTGCCGACCAATCTCCAGTGAACACAAAATACGCAATCACTGAAACCATCATGATTCAAATACGCATTGACTGTGGGATCTTGGAAAGTGTAAGTATTTGCCATTTTAGTTTCCTCTTAGTTTTCGCACTTATCGTGTGCTTGTTGTTTTAATTGTTCGACTTCTGCCGAGAGTTCTTGAACCGCTTTAATCAATGGTGTGACGATTTTGCTGTAGTCCATCTGATAATAATCATTTTCTTCACCCTTGCTTACGCACTCTGGCATGACTTCTAAAACTTCTTGAGCAATCATACCTTGAGCAGATTTTCCAGAGCTTTTCCAGTTAAATGAAACAGGGTTTAATTTGTTTATTACCTCAAGTCCTTTTGC